GCCAAATAAAAGCCAAGATATCTCCATCCTAAGTGGGAGTATCAGGGTTCAGCGAGTTCCGATTGGGTTTTTGCATTCAATCACTTGTTCCATTAGTGCGGGGGTCCGCACATTAGGTCTAGAGTAAGGGAACTCCGAGTTTAATTTACGGACTAAAACTTTAAGTAAGTCCCGCACATTGTAGTTAAAAGCTTCTGATAGCAACTATAATGAACTTTACTGAGGAAATCAGAAAAACCTCAGTTCATTTGTCAAATTTAAAAGTAAATTTGTTTAGGTTTGAGCAGTCCTTTCTGCTGTGGTTATAAAAGCCGCCACGGCTATAAATATTTGAAATATCCATTAGTAGAATCCATAATTTATATAATTAATCTCTACTACGGGTGGTATAGATATAAAAGTGGAAAATTGAGCATCATCAGACAGTGATCTATAAATATTATGCAAATTATACGTTAATAAAGATGCTGGGGTAGGACCAAGTGCTACTGGAGCATTTATGTATAACTTAGCATTAGTATTACTTCCACTATATTGGTATTGTAGATAAGATGATGGTGAATCTTGAGTAAAAGAAATAACATCCGCAATACATCTAGATAAATTTTGAGTATATTGAGGAATTTCCAAAACCAAAGAAGGGTTGATGTTGATATTCTGAATAACTGTATTCAGATTAGTATAGGCTGGAATAGCTCCATTATTGTTCATAATCGGCTGGGAATCTGTACCAAAATAATTATTTGCTGGATACAAAGTAGCAGTAGCTGTGTTTGAAAATGATATATTAGCAGGTGTAGTTGATGCAGCTACTGTAATATTATCCTTGATTCTAATACCTCCATTCCATAAAGCATAACAAGGTGCCCATAAGGCAACATTATCTGGATTATAATAGTAAGTCCTAGTACCAGTACCCATTACTGTCAACATATCAGGAGTGACTGTAATCAAACTAGTAGTAGGTCTAGATTGAGAAGCAGCTAAAGTGGAATTTGGAAGCATAGGTGTAAATCTTTTAAGAAGTGATCTAAGACTAGAAATTTTGTCTCCAACTACCAGAGCAGAAGCAGTGATGGGATTAGCATTAACTATAGAGTTACCTATGCAAAAACTAATAGACTTAGAAGTTTTATCAAGGCCTGATTGAGGAATTGCATAAGTAAATGCAACAGCATAATCTTTAGGTTGAGCAACTTCAAAATCATCACCTCCGCAAATTTCCATAAGGAAGGTGACATAATTATTTACAGTCGCAGGGGCTACTAAAGCATCAACGACTTCAATAGTCAATGTGCCAATCGATTCATTATCAGCAACATTAGCATAAGGAGATCTACTTATGTAAGGAACAGTAACTTCAAACTCGTTATGATCACGGATATCGATAATTTGTCTGTTAACATAATAAGCAGAAGAAGTTAGAACAGATTCGTCTGTTGGGTAGAAACAAACTTGTATTCTTCCAGAGTGAAATTCAGTCTTAACTATTTTAAACCTATATTTTATTGATCCTCTCCAATAACTAAAGAAATTAGTCAAGTACGAGATGGGTGGAAAGGACACTACAGTAGAACCACCAACTGAAACTACGGGAATTACTTTTTGAGTAACTAAAACACCAGTAGATAGTAAAGTCCAGTTAAACTGTTTAAAATAAGCATATTTACGAACAATATATGAAAAATCCATTTCATCTATTGTTGAACCAGAGAGTCCATGATTAAGCATGACACCAGGTTTACTAATAAATCCTAGAGACCGTGCTTCAGAATCACCATCTACTTGTGAATGACATGAGTTATTCAATAGTATAAACTTAGAAAGTGAATCTCCTTGGGTAGGTTTCGAAAATCCAAAAATATTGGCTGTCCTAGCTATTCTATCAGAAATCCATGATATAGTACCAGCTACTTCTGAAAGGGCAGGAATAGTACTAAATTCACGAAAACCTCTAGAAACAGCAGAAGCAATACCAGATATAGGTCCATTCATCTTATTAGAAATTTCTTTATCTCTAATACCAGCTTGAGGAGACGCTGCACCGAACAATTTAATATTCTCAAAAGAAACATAAAGAGTGTAAGATGCAACCGTTGATCCAGCAGGAGAAACAAGTGGTGAGTATGGGTAAAGACTGAGATAACCTAACGAGGATACATCAATGCCAGAAATAACAGAATTTAATGGCCAAAAATTTTGGGTACTAACAAAAGGAATTAATAATTCAGCTGATGTTTCCGTTGCCAAATCAAATTCAACATGTGGAACAGTGGTTCTTTGAACCAAAGTTGCCATATGCATATTATTGATATTAACAGCTTTAAGATCAGAAGTAGTATGAGCAATACCAGCAAGGGGCACCCATCCAATAATATAACGACCTTGTTGAAATCTATTAGCATTGATGACAATTCTAAATCTCATATCCATTCGTATACCAAAAAATCCAGTTAACTTATTTTTCCATAATTGCCCTTGTGTAGAATTAAAAGCAGCAAGAGGCATAGTATAGTAGTTAAGAAAAGAATAAGTATCAGAAATGGAAAAAGTACCTGAATTAAGAATGATAGGTTTCGAAAGAAAATCAATAATAGTTTGCTCAGTGGATTGTGTGTCGTTGAGTGATAACCAACTAGAGTTGATATGTTCGACGGTGGATTCATCTCTGTTAACGGTATCATTATCATCGATGAATTTGGTAGTAGCATGCTGAAAAACTTGATTAACAGCAGCTTCAGTGTGAGCGTCCTCGGGTGTACCTTGGACGGGAGTGGGGGTTGAATCTCCAATATTGAGGATTCCACTAGTAACACTAGTGGTAGTTTGATTTGAGTTAGTGTTAGCAATTGGTTTATTTAACCCAATTTAGTTTCAATTAACACTAAATCAGGGTTCATCTAACTTTTGTTCATTGGGATTGCCAACTCTCAGTTTGGGCGTAGTGACTAAAAAGTCCTGAGATTATTTGATGCAGCACTACTAGATTATAATGATGAGCCTATAAGGGAGCAAGATCACACATCAAATTTGCCTTTGGGGCATGGATCCATTAAATATAATGTTTCCAAAATAGTTTAACGCCATTACGGGCGTATTTTAAAAGTATTTACATATTTACAGTTTTAGTTTTGGACTTTACATGTACCAAACATGATCTCCACCAAGAGTTTCGGTGAGAGCCATGTGGTAATCACGGTGAACAAGACATTCAAATTCATATCCTTCGTAATAATCTTCTTTTAGTTTGATTAATTCAGAATACCAGTATTTATACGTGTTTTTACCATGTAAAGCAAATTCTCTAAGGGCTGTAGCAATGTTATCTACAGTTATTTGTTCGGGGGATTTTCTCTCCTTCCCATTCTTTTTCTTTTTTGTCCAGTTAAGCATATTAATCATACTTTCTGGACGCAAAGGGGCTATATATCTATTGGCTTCAATAGAAAATATAAATTTTCGTTTAAGAAATTCAATATCCTCAAGATTTCTAAAAACTTCAGAAGCCTCAGTTTTAGTTTCAGTAGTATATATTTGTCCTAAACTATGCATTGCTGCAGGTAATAACATCTCATTAAAAGAGTGATGATATTTGGGGTGGACACAATAACTATTATCATCTCCTAAGCCTACAAAATATACATGGGTGTTAAAATCATAGATAGGGTTACCTAATATTATCCATGAACATCTGAAATAGATATTATTATTCATGGTATTTATAATAGCAGTCATAGGGTTACCACTAGGCATGGAATTAGACCATTCAATTAACTCGTTGCAAAAATGATGTTTTGAATTGGTAATTTCAGCCCATAAAAAGGTCCTAATTTTAGTTCCATATTCGTCTTTATATCCATACCAAGCATTAATAATATCTAAGGTTTCATTATGAATTGCAGGTTGTTCATGGCCATCATATTTCTTATAATCTCCAGCACCAACCTTGTATTCATCATTAACCCTACCAAATTTTCTTAGCTCTCTAGCAAGTCGATCCCAATCACAAGAAAAAGGATTAATTCCTATTGCAGAGCCAACATCTATGTTAGTTCCAATAAAAGCATCCATGAAAGCACCAAAGTACATCCTTACTAACAACAAGTAATCAAATGGTGAACCAGAAATCATACGACAATCTTTACCTATTTCTCTAGTTTCATCTTTCGGAAAGTCATAATAAATAAAAGCAGGTCTAATATTATTATCATATAATTCAATAAGTTCACCAATACGAGTTTCTATTTTAATATAGTATAATTCTGCCTTATCAAATTCTTGAGCATTAAAATGATTCAAGTATTTCTTCTTAAGATCCTCTACATTCTTAAGGTTCATAGGATATCCAGAACTAGTAGAGGAAGCAATACCTCTAACATTATTTTTGGCATGTAGAGCTTCTTTGATAGACCAAACTCTCCTATCTTTGAACTTTTCAGTCTTGGATCGAATTAATTGTTCATAAGAACTAGATGCTTGCACTAGAACTGTATCTTCAATAGTGGGTGCCTCAAAACCATAACCAAGTATAGCTTTATACATTGGTATTTGGAGCAAACCTTCACTATCAATATATGGACCAAGTCTAACTGGTCTAGTAGTGACCTTATCAAATGGTTTGGGTAATTTACTATGTATTAATGACTTCTTAATATCACTATTAGATGGACTAGATAGTGAATGATTAGAATCAAACTTCATGAAGGATTGTAAATTACCATGTGGTTCAGAAACATATGGATAAACTCCAGCAATCTCCTCTTCATCATTAAAAACAGGACCGTGATCGAATATATCATCGATCTCTTCGATCATTTCTTGAGTAATTATTGACCCGAAGCCTGCTTTATTGTAACCTCCAATATGCATACCCAATATAGTACGATTTTGAAAGTTATTATCGTTTAAACTTAAAACTGAACCACAGTCACCACTATGACATTCTTTATCATAAGTAACTGTCCTTGTTATCTTATAGACTAGATCATCTTCAACTTCCCAAGTAGCCTTAAATACTTGATTAGATGTGAACCTTCCTTTTGTCATAACGAATCTAGTATTGATATATGAGCGATCATTTTGATAAATCATCTCAGTACCAACTATATTGATAGCAAAAGTACTATTTCTACTCAATTGTAAAACATCATTTTCCTTCAATAAAAATTTTGATATTCCAACTGAACTTCTTTGGGACTGCCTAAGTTTGAAAGCACAAAAATCATTATCAGCACACCTAGTAGTGGTCTCAAAATTATTTATTAAATCTTCTAATGTGACCTTATAACAATTGGTCTTAGTAGGGTTGCTTATACAAATAACCGCACCTCTATAATTATCTTTTGACCTTTCATTATTTAAGGTCATAATAAAGTGCATGGGACAACCAAATATTTGACCTTTCAAATTCCAAACATGTCCAAGTCTTCTGACAACAGGTCCATTACCGTAATCAAAGGTAACAAAAGCGTTAAAGAAATACTTGTTAAAAATGGTCGCTAATATATTGTTGACACTATCCTGGGCACCAAAATTAGAATATTCTAATTTGGGTAAGGATTTAAATACAACATCTTCAACGGCTAATCCTTGAGGTATTCTAACTGGAAGTTTCTCAATATTTTTGGATAGTTTAATGACTCTACGTGAATGAGAACTTTTACCAGAATTACGTGACTGGTCCATGGAGTGAGGTTCTGAAATATCTTCTCCTCTAAAGAGCCTATAAATTTTATAAATTAATTTAACAGCACCCACAAAGAGCCCTGATCCAATAGCAATCATAATATAATTATCGGAAATAAATTTCTTGATCTTAAGCATGAACCTATAAGACTTAGCAGAAACTTTCTGAACTCCTATTTTAAAAGTATCTCTCCAAGTCATTCTCGATCCAGTTATAACATTAATATTCTTATTAACTTGAGAAAGTAAAAGAAGCTTTAAGGTTTCAAAGAGGTATTCCTTATTCTCAATATGGTTAATCAAGGTAATTTGTGTATGAATATCTTGACTAGTGATCAAATCTTCCAAAGAAAGATTTCCTATTAAGTAAGACAAATTATTAACATGAAGCATAACATAAAATTCGGCTTCATAGTCAAGACGTCTACTAGAAGGATGACCCACAGAGAAGCATTTGTGCCAACTTTGCAGATCCTTAGCTGTAATCCTTCGTTCGGAATACAAATTCCATAAAGTATGTAGTTCTCTTATATGAGCTCTATATAATAGGATTCCATCAACGTACTCTTTAATTTCCAAATCTTCTGGTTTATAATCAAACTGATTGTTCTTAGAAAATATTGTGTAATCTTTATAGTTACGTCGCGAATTGTTATTGTGCTCAAACAAATATCCATTAATGAAGTCAGGGTTAGCTACTCTCTTTGGATTAAGAGAAAAATCTCTCTTATACTTACTAACAAGTTCATCACTGAAACGAGCTCCTTTTAGAATAGTAGTTAAGTAACTAAGAAACATTTCATCATAATTTTCTTCGGCATCTTCATAAATACTCTCAGGCTCTTCTAAATGATTTATTTTTTCCATAATTATATCATTTTCAAAACTTTGAGGAATAGCAGGAAAACAAGAATTGATAAAAGGCTTAGATATAGAATCTGATCCAAACCATGATCCATATTTATTAGCTCCTTTAATCTTATTATCCAACTTACTTACCAAACTATTGTATGATATTTCAGTTGTAACTTTATTAACATAAAAGTTCTTGACATGCTTTTGATATCTTTCAACCATCATAACAATTAAATCTTCAAAAAGAACAACTCCGAGGTCGGTCTTTTTATTACCTTCCCATATAGTTACATTTAGTATCCAATAGTCATCAGGGATACTACTAGTGTTATAAGTCTCACCGGTATCGGAGACCAGTTCCATCATAGGCAAGCTTTCTTTGATGGTTTCCTGTTCAAAATGGTATTTATCATTGATAGAAACTTTTATAGTAAAATGAAAGCGCCTAGCAACAGCCTGCGGTTTCTGTATAGCTTGAAGCGCCGAGTCAAAATTTTCAGATGTAAGATTAGTAGTTCCGGCTACCATAGCAGAACGGAAAAATTTAGTATTTTTTTCATTGACGTTAGCCATCTGCAAAAGGTAAGGGGCTGGATTAATAAGCTTAATTATTTTAAGTGAATCAGCTTCAGTATCAGCTACAGCTTCTCTTCTTTGAAACAAATCATCTAATATATACACCCAAGACTTATATGAATAACCATCATGAAATTTATCAGTTGGTGCTGAAAAAATATATCTAGAAGGATTTTCATTATAATCTTTAGTCCACATTTCAGGAATAGTGTATTTAGCAAACAAGTGGGAAATCCTATCCAAGAGTGCAGTCTTCATGCATCCAGGAGCGCCCATCAAGAGTACCCCAACAGGCTCAATTCTGTCAGCACTAAGACTTTTTTCAAAAGTTTTGAGAGAGACTGACAATTTTTCCAAATCTGTCAAACAAGAAGTTAGGGCTTTATGATCATAAGATCTATTATCGAGATCTTTGAGTAGTTTCTTGATATCAGCAACTAATTCAAGATAAACAATATCTTTAAAAGTTTCATAATAAATCAATCCAGCATTAGCGCTGGATATGAAATCTTTAGCTCTTTCAATCAGAGTATTAACTCTATCATCTTTAAACTTGCTAACTTCAAAATACTCTGTGAGAGTACTTAGATTGGTAGTTTTTTCAAGAAAAGTTGATAGAAGTGAAGAAGCATTTAGTAGAATTTCTCCTAATGTTTCTTTTTGATTTCTATTGACTCTTATGATGTCTTTAAAAAAAACAGTCACTGGTTGCTTAGCAGTGCTACCAACCATCATGGATGTAGCCAAAACAAGAGTTTCAACGAAGTAATCTTTATGATCCTCAAAACCTTGGGGTTCTGCAACATCATCTTCAGTAGATACTACTTCGGATTTGTTTTGTAAGAAATTAAGATTGCTTACGAGTGAAATAAATTTTGAGCTATCAGTAGATTTGTGATAAGCAAAACTAGCAGCAGCCATGCCCCATATGAGTGAACAAGTCAATAGTGCTTTGGACACTACAGTATGAGTTGGTCTCTTACTTTCACGATTAATACTATAATAGGAACTGAAAGCAAAGGTAAGACACAAAGTTAAAGCACAAGCTTCTGGGTTGTCCCAGAGAGTACTAAACATATCCTTGAAGAAAATTAAAGCAGGACTATAATTTCCTTCAAAAAAGGAACTGGAGTTTTGAAAATTATTCGTAGGTGATTTGGTTTTACTATAATCTTCAATGGAAGTCTGTGAAACAATAACATCAGGTTTGGTATCAACAAGTGTTTCTTTACGATTCTTGCTGAACCATCCTGACATTTTGTTAATTATATCTTCTGCTAATGGAACTCGGACATTATGATTAACGTCCACTTCAAAAGCTTGAGGTATAATGGGATTTTGAGAATGTGGAAAACATTTTAATGCTTTTTCGTTGGTAAGAACTTCTGAGTGAAGTCGTTCAAAACCATCAATTAATTCATCAAAATTAGGAATATCCAATTTCTCGAATTCTTTAAAAGAATCATTAATTTTAACCTTTTTATTTACGGCACTAAGGTTAAGTGCACTAGTTTCAATATTGTTAATTGAATACATGATATATAGCTAAACAACAGGGTTTTAGATAATAAAAGGTGATTAGTATTTCACGTAAGAATGGCTACTTACATTATTAAACCTTGATTATTAAATAAACGCAATAGCCGCCTGCGCGGAACTCTCTAACAACGTAGGAATGCCACATATTGGGTTTTGAGTATCTAAATTCAGTGGGAGTGTGCCACAACTATGAAACATCGATTAAAATCGACTCAGAAAATTTGATAACAAAGGAGGTTAGTAGGTACTTCCTCATAGGTCCCTCCGCCAATACTCCATTCACAAGGTTAGAGTGCTAAAGCAAAAGTTACGTCTTCTGTAAACGTTAGGTGCTCGTAGATAGAGCCCTCTATAATAAATATAAGGTGGTATAGAAATGTTTAAAACATTCTAGTGGTTTATAAAAGTGGTAATATTTTGTATTTTCTTAATTTTATATTGTTTTATTTTATTTTATTTTATTTTATTTAAATTTTGAAACCATGTACGGAACAGATAAAATCTGATCAATTAATAG